TCATGTGTTTATAGATGCCATTAATTCGAAATCGACCGTTGAAGAATTAGCCGAATATATTCTTAAACTACCTTTTGGTGATATAATGTAATGAATAAGTCATTTGTATATTCCCACAATAATCTTCCCGTCTCTAAATGGGATAGTGTCTTTATGAATGAGGCCTATATATGGTCCCAGCGTAGTAAAGACCCTTCCACGAAAGTTGGTGCGATCATCACTCGTGGTAAGAAACTTATTTCAGTGGGATATAATGGGTTTCCAGAAAATGTCCGCACATATTAGCAACACCAACTAGATCACCAGTAAATGGATATGATCCAATATGCTGTGTTCTGATCCAAGGCATCAACCAAATCCTGTGGCCTATCTTTCTTACCATCTGACAGAAGAAATAGTCCTCGGATAGATATCTATCGCTTCCACCTCCAAGGACGCTATCCTTGGAATCAATAATCGTGTCAAAGAAGGCATGAATATATCTAGAGCCATCGAAATTAGCCTGACCTCTATGGTCTGGCTTATAGGCATATTGAGGGAATGCATTCTGGAAATTAGTGAATACTTCTCTCTTAACCATCATGAAACCTGTACCAATTTCCATTACTTCTAATGGCTCCAGTGTAGAGAACTGGTTTGTTCCTGCTACTGGATTGAATACATATTCACCAACTACTCTTTCTAGATCACCCGCCTCAATATTAGGATTACGGATAATTGCTCTTTTTACGTTTTCCCAATTGATGCTTTTCTTTGGATATGGACCACCTGAAATGTCTTTATCGAAAGACAACAGTGCCAATACATCCTGGGCATTGTAGTGAATATCGGAGTCAATGAACATTAGATGGGTGAAACCTTCTGCTCGAAGGAATTCATCTACCAAGTAATTTCTTGCTCTTGTAATAAGGGATTCATTGAATAGGAAGGAAAATCTGCATTCGACCTGGAATTGTGCAAGAAGATTTTGGAGGTCCAATCCAGCTTTCATAAAGAGACCGTGGTTCATACCACCGTACATCGGACACGCAACAAACAATTTCTTCTTTTTTAATTCATCGGTATCAATCTCTAATCTCATATTTAATCATTCGCTCCATAGGTAGTAATGTTGAAAAATAATACATTACTATTTATGCAGCGAATTTCTGGATTAGGCGACTTCCTTCAATAATGTTACGGAAACATCCGCTTCTTTATACATTGTCATTGCAGCATCAAATGATTTCTTCCATCTGGATACATCACTTTCTGGAGCAATGATTCTCTTAATTCCCTTTTGAATAATAGCGCCTGCACAAGAGGAACAGGACAGGAATGGCCACGTATAAATGGAACATCCCGCAAGATTTTCGGTAGTAGTCAGAATTGCATTCAATTCCGCATGGACGATCATTAGGTATTTTAATTCCCTGTCCGCATATCTCTTTTCATCGTCACGGACGTTTTCCGGGAAACCATTATATCCCACTGAAATCAATTTCTTACCACGAGTAATAACCGCACCTACTTTAGTAGAGGGGTCTTTACTACGCTGGGACCAGATATAGGCCTCGTTCATAAAAATACCATCCCATTTATTTACGGGTTGGTCGTTATGAGAATATACAAATGACTTATTCATTACATTATATCGCCTAAAGGTAATGTCAAAATATATTCGGCCAATTCTTCAACGGTCGATTCCGAATTAATGGCATCTATAAACACATGATAAATTGTTGGGTTATAGTTTTCATCTTCGGCTAATTGTGCCATTTCAGCCAATCTATCTAGAATGTCACTCATTTTTACCTAAAAAAGCGCCCCGGGCTACTTCACCCGGGGCAGTTACACACACACTTATTATACCAACTCGTATACGTACTTCCCAGCGTTTCTACCACCAGTAGTCTTGACGGTCAGAATGTCTACTCCGTCCTTACGCAGGTCATGAATTCTTGCAGAAATTCGGCGAACGCCTACCTTAGACTGCAACTGCGCCGTACTCATTGGCTTCTTTGAAAGAGCCGATACGATCTTTACCTTACTTGAAGTCTTCTTTCTCATTATTATAACCTTTCTCTTATCGCCATCTGGTTGTTATTACTTTCAATTGGGGCGATAGCCAATATTACGAAATCATTATCTCATATTATCATTTCTGTGTCAAGTTAAAAATTTGTCAGGTTTCAATCCAGAGGGACATTCCTTTTCGGTTTGGCAGATATAGTACATCATGTTTTCGAGTTTAATGCCACACTTAGAACATCTTTTAATGTTGTCATTATCCTCGGGAAAATGAAAAGGATTGTTTACACTCTTGAATGAATAAAACATATCGCGCAACCTCTTGATTAACTTGAACATATTATACTAAACCGACTTAACTTTGTCAATAATTAATAATTTATCCTTTTCTACCAAAAATATTTCAGCCTTATCACTCAATATTTTAATATCCATCACTTTTATTGCACCTTGTTTGATTGCCCTTCTAGCCTCGGATTTACTTTTAAACCAATCAAACAACATTAATATATCAACTACCTTAGCCATTATCTTTCCTAAACACAAAAATTGGTTCATACTTCAACCATAAACCATTTACTTTACAGAAATTCTTAGCCATAGGTTTACCTGTTTCGGTATCTAGTCTATTACCTCCAGGCATTTGCGCGAGAGCCATTTTCATTGTCTCGATATGTTTCATACCCAATGATTCTAGAATGGATATAGATTCTCCCTCTAGAGGAAGCATATCTTTTCCAAACTTGGCATCTGCAATATTCCACAATAGATATCCACCTGGCTTCAAGTATTCAACACAAGTCTCTAATGTCTTCCTAAGAAAACCATCAACCCATCCTTGAAATTCAGGGAATTTCTTATATGATTGTTCTGGGTCTTCTGAATAGGCCTCTTTTGCGAAATAAGGAGGACTTGTGAATATTATGTCTACTTTTTCTTTGTATTGGGAAAATTCAGGATGTTCGGCGATGCACTCTGATCCGGACTGGAAGATGTGATATTCATGGGCTTCAGTGAATAGGGATTCGGCTCTTGCGGTTTCTTTGTTGAAGAATTCGGCAATATCGTGGTATTTCGTTTTCCCTCCTCCCAAAGAGTGATCGCTATTTGGATCAGTACCAATATAACGAATACTATAATCGTTGCTAATAGCCATAGCACCGAGAAGACGACCAGCCCAACCTGCCGAAGGATCATAAATAATGTATTTATTTTGTCTTGGAAGTTTTTTGATATATCGCTCATATAGAAACCTCGCAGTCAAAGGAGGAAAATTAACTGCATATTGACAGAATGACACCCTGAATGCCTTTAGACCCACAGGAAAAAGCTTTTGGTTGCGTAGGAAGGCTCGTATCTCAAACATATCATGTTTGGCGCCTTCTACATTTGATGCACAATGGGCAGGAATTAATCCAAGGGACACGAGTCTGTTGATTTCTTCTCTGGATATCAACAGATTGACTCGTTCCTTTAGTTTCTCATTATATCCTGTATATCCCTTTTCTACGTTCTTTGGAGCCAACCAGTAATCATAGTCACCAATTTTTCTAAAATCTGACTCAAAACTGACAATCCAGTCTGTAGCCCCATTGACAAAAGGTAGATCACCTGCATGACTCCTATCATTAGACGTAACAGGGGAAGAATAATGATAAAAAGAATCCCTCTTAAAATGACGTTTGGCGTAAGTATGGAACTTATCCAATAGAGCATCCTGAGCAAAGAAATCATATATCGATCTTCCATCATCGTTCTTATTATAATTGATTCGAGTTTTCATCATCGTAGGAAACCATGAATTCACAGCATTTCCTAGGATGGTATTATTTCGGATGACATTATCCTCTCCGGTCAATTCATCTGTGACCAAAAGTTGAGTAGGATCGAAATCCAGCAATTTATTGAAGTTATCGACAATATCTTCCTTGTTATAGCCAATACGAGGAGGAAGACCTTCTTCATCCCATAACTTGACTACTAGTTTTCGGAAGTCTATGCACCACTGCAAGAATTCATTTTTGGACATCTTGAGAACGGCATCAAAAGTGACATTCAGTGGATGATCGATTAGTTTATAGTTTTTACCTGAATAATGATATTTACTTGTCATCAAAATATATTACCGTAGTCTTAAATGGACTGGTTGTCATACAAATTTTCAATATTATCCACATCTTATAAAAAGGGTTCATATATACCTCAAAACGTACTTAACAGTTCCCTTAGCAATTTTAGTTGGAGGGTAAGGTCTCTATCGTCATTTCCTACAAAAAATCCATGCTTATCAATGATTTCTGCATTTGGAACATTTGGTCTGATATGAAATTGAGGATGATCGGCCTTAATGATATACTTATCGACCACAGGTTGATTTAAGAAATTACCTGCTACAATTGGTCGCGTCTCAATACCTAGATTATTTAGGTATCCACATACAACACTTCTATTGTATTCTTGCTTAAGGATAATACCAAATCCAAACCAGGAGGACTTATCTGTTTCCCATTGAATGTTTCTAACACATTTAGGTCCATTAGTAAACAATTGCTTGAATGTTTCGGCATTTGCACGTCTTTTTGATAGAAAGTTAGGAAATCTCTTTAACTGGACCTTACCTACGGCTGCTTCCATTTCAAGAGGTCTGACACAATAACCGGGAGTAATAAATTTGAACTTTTGTCCGAAATGATCACCATCATGCTCATATATCATCTTGGTTCTAAGGTCTCTCGTCCAACCATGAGCCCTCAACGATCTGGCATAATCTGCAAGCACAGCATCATGAGTGAATATCATTCCACCTTCCATCGTCTGAATATGATGGGAGAAAAAGAATGAGAATGTTCCGAATTTACCTTTTGTACCTGACCATGAAGATCGATACATCGCACCCATAGATTCACAGTTATCTTCCAATAGATGAATGTCTCTGTGTTCATCCTGGATCGATTTGATTGCATCATAATCACATGGATTACCTAGGAGATTTACTGCAAAAATGGCCCTCGTCTTGTTGGTTACTGCCTCTGCAATTCTAGAAGGGCTGATATTAAATGTCATCAAATCCACATCCACAAAAATAGGGACTAGATTCAATTGAGTGATGGGGAAGTATGTAGTAGACCAGGATACTGCTGGGACGATGATTTCTGAACCATCAGGAATGTTGTAGGTGTATTTCCATGCAGCAAGGCCGATTAGATTAGCGGATGAACCGCTATTGACCATAATACAGTTTGATGGTGTATATCCGTTACTGAAAAAATAGTTAAAGACGTTTTCGAAACCTTCTACTTCTTTACCCATAGTGTATCGACCAGAATCGACAACTCTCTGGATTGCATCCTTTTCTTCTTTACCCCATGTATCATGGGCCAATGCATATATTGGATTATCCATTGAAACTATCTCCAGAAAACAGGTCTATAGGCTTACATCCATATGTATTTTCTAGGCACTCAATGCGTTCTTGTAGGTACTTGAATAACAATGGACATTTCTCTTTCATCATTGCTCGACCTGTGCCAATTCCATCTGATGGAAATACTACGTTTCCATGATGCTTCAGTTTTTCTTCCACATAGGAAAGGTCTTCGTCAATCATTGACTTGATACAATCAAAATTATCATCGGAGAAATAAGCATTGTCTGCTGAAGTAGGAAGCATCTTTGTTCTGACACCGATGGTATTAGGTTCACCTCTCATTGCGAAAGCCTGACCTCCTTTACCATATCTTGCTGCATTATCTCCAAATACGAATGTGTACTCTGGGTGAGCCTTCACGAATTCATTGGAGATATACTGCATTTTTAATATTGGCATGTGAAGAAAAACTCCTTGTTTTCTCTATGCTTGATAATGGGAACTAACCAATTGAGATTAGGCATTCGCGCTCTACCATCGAATGTGTCAGCATCTACCTCAAATATCTGTTCTACGCCAGGCTTATGTGAGAAATCAATGGACTTTCTGTATTGATCGAGTTTTGTGGAATAGAATACAAATACTTCCCAGGCCACTGCTTTTTCTGGAAAAGCATCATCAACAGTGCCATGAAAATTACCAATATATGACCAGTCGAAACTATGGGTCAGTGCACCTGTTTCTTCGAAAAATTCTCTGGTCATGCAACCCCAGGCATTAGAATCCAGGTCTTCAAATTTCCCACCTACTCCATTAATGAGGCCTTTTTGAAATTCAGGCTTCAACTTCTCGACCACAATTACCCTAGAGTAATCTTCATCAAACATGAAACCTAGGGAATATTGCTTAATATTGATCATCAATTAACTCCGCATCATAAAATATAATATTTCTGCCAGCTTTTTGACTAATGGAAGTCATGTGGGCTGTTCCTCGACCTCCTGGGAAGACAACTAGAGTATGAAATCCGAAATCAACCATTTGTTGGTTTCTAATAGGACCAGCAGCCTTGCCGTGTACATCCCATAGGGCTGGGAATTTATGAATGAGAATGTTACCTTTGGACTTCGCCCATTTATAACCGATACTATCGGCTCCGTTGGCCATACCACATACTAATTCCATTCCATCTGTGGATGGGAAGACGTGATCTAGAAAATCAAATCCTGCATTATAATCAAGGAAGTCACGTCCTCCACATACACAGATACGCATTTTATGCCCCTACATTCCAGAACAATACATTCCTTGGCGTTAGATGATTTGAATAATAATTATGCATCACAGACCACGCCTTTGCATCATACCATGGAGATGATGGAAAAGGAGGCGTATCATAGGCATTAACTTTTTGATCAAACTTATATGGTGATTTGATCATCGTGGCGTTTCCAATTTCATGAGGCTTCATTGAATGCCCCACAGAAACGACGAATGCCTTTGCATCAGGCCATGCAGCCTGGAGGGAACGATTTAACGTCCCAGATGATCCCACGGTCCAGAAGTGATCAGGCTTGAAATTAACATCTTTCGCGACTTTTGTAAAGCAGTATTTTACTAGGTCGTGTTCCAATCCAATAGGAAGCAACATTCGTTCCTCTGGATTTTCTGCAACATAGTCTCTTGCTCGTTTCTGTGTAACAGGTAGCATACCATTTTCCACCCATCTGAAATCAACACCCAATTCAATACCACGCTTCTGATATGGATGAAGATTTTCCATGTTTCTCTTGGCCATGAAAAGCACGGCCTTTTTACCGTACTTTGCACACACAGCGGGTAGTGATATTTGGGCATAACCCACAGAAGGACATGAACCGAACACCCATTCCTTGATATTAGGATAGGCATGTCCTATAAGAAAATCGAGACCTCTTACTTTAGTACCAACACCTAAAAGGTCATCGCGTACTATCGTAAATCCCAAATGATTCTCTAGAATCGGTGTTGGATACGGGTCCTTCCACTTTTGCAGAAAAGTCTCCGACGTGGAGGATTCCTGAAGTATCTCCTGGAATATATTCATTTTCATCTTCTCTTTCTTTTAGCCATTTATCTAGCGAGTCTCTCAATACGGCAACATCATGACGATGATAGGCGACTTCATCAAAATGACCATATCTGCATTTATATCCAAAAATATATTTCAGACCTTCCTTCACTCTATACCAAAAAGGCATTTCAGCCAAATGCACAGTCATATAGAGCATATCATCCATAGGATCATCCTCTTTAGGATATTTCCTTATGACAATGAAATGTTCATTTGATCCACAGAAGCAGCTATGGATTTCATCCTCGAACCTTCTTTTTTGGAAATTATTTGCTTTGGTCAACTGAACCTTCCGTTTCAAAATATTTTGGCTTTTTAGGGGCAGTCTTACCTTTTACTCTCTTGATAGGAGGACCGAAATCTTGCTTAGGCTTATTTGCTTCCTCAATCTGTCTCTTTAATTCTTCTTCCTGTTCTTTCTTTGCATCCAGCTTTTCCGCATTGACATTTTCCAATGCAATAATTCTGCTATCCAATCTAGCAAACAAAAGTACCAGGGAATCTACTGCATCAATGAGTGTGTTAATTACTGGATCGGCGTGTTTTCTCTTAGCTGTTGCCATTGTTTCTCCTTGTTAATTTTTGGTATATGTCGTCATTCACTTTTATATCAACCACTAGGTGTATTCTATCTGAATCACCACCATTATATACAGAATGTGGCTTGCGTGTATCTAGCATCCAACATTCTCCAACCTTCATGTTTACGGTCTGTTTTATTCCTCTAGGAGACCACACCTTAAATTCTACCTTATCATTCGTGATCAGAGGATAGTGAATTCTAATCAATCCACCCACTGTATTGAATGATTCAGGATCGACCTGATCGGTATGTCTCGTCAACTCTCCACCCTTTGGTGTGAGTTTCATTAGACGAATTCTATGGAATTCAATATCGCTATTTTTAACGAATTCCTTCAATTGCGGAAAATGTTCCATGAATGGAGTATTCTGCAACTCGAAATGTTCGCCTTCATGTTCTTTGTGCCATTTATCATTCATTTCCAATGGCTTTTCGATCATCAAAGGATTCTGTGAATATCCACGTAGGGCTATTGCTGACCATGACTTTTTCTTGTTATAATTGGAATAGTGATTCTGAAAGGCAGGTAGATCATTCAGATTCAATGATGCAACAATATCCAAAGGAATTGGAGCAAAATCCAATTGCATCAATGAGATATCTTCTACGCGATCATAGGCAACTTTACGCACGGAATTACCGTACATATCAGTATCGCTCTGGTTCTCTTTCAGATAAATGGAGTAGATTTCTCCGTATGTAGAGATTTTACCACCTACATATTCGAAACCTGATGCCAATGCAATATCATTTGCTTCCTTGTCTTCTGCCCATACATAGAGCCAATATGACAGAGAGGGAAGATAGGAAAGTCTAGATATCAATGTAGGATCGGAAACATACTTGATTATTCTGTCATTTTTCTGGATGTTACCAATGACAGTAGAACCGTGCATCACAATCTTGGATGATGCCTTGGCTGTTTTTCTAGAAGATAGTATATCGGTATCAAAATCAATCAACAATTCGCCAAGAGAAAGAAGATTGGCAATAGTATTTTTCTTCATTTCCCCGAACGGAGAAAGGGCATACGAGTTGTAATGCTCATACGCCTTTTCATAATGCTTCAACAGGTCCAGTTCAAACCCTTTTTGCCAGTCTTTCACTTTTCATCCTTAAAAAACTCAATAGAAAACCACGTCTTTTTTTGCGAAAGAATGTGATCAATAAACATATAAATGCCTATTCCTATGATCAATATAACAGAAATAAATCCAAAACAACCAAATGTGAGTGATGCCTTTAATGAATGGTTATTAAATTCATAATTCCTTCCATGCATATAATACTCGATTATATCTATTACAATGTAGGAAAGCATACCTGAAAGAAACCAGACAACGATAAACAATAATATCCAGGTAATCATGATATCAATCCTTAAACGTAATATCAAACCAGTTGAATGATTCCTCTTCTACTGGGACTTCAGGAACCTTCATCAACTTCTCGGACTTATAGATAATATATATCCACAATAGTCCGACAAAACCAGCCTTGAATAGATAAATCAGAAAGGCGTTGTTTACGGCAACATCCATCTTCTCTACCCAGCCAATATAGAAGGTATAACCAAAGGCGAGAATAATGCCTGAAAAATACCAGGCCCAGATCATATCCCAAAACATTACTTAGTCCTTTCCAGTTTCTTGTTCAATTTCGCACGTCTTTCCATCGCCATTTGAGTAGAAACCTTACCTGCCTTTGTGAGGAAAGTAATTCCATTCAGATGATCGATTTCATGACAGATGACTCTTGCAGTCAATCCATGATAACTATTGGTACGAACTTCACCATTCACATGCTGGTACTCAACAGTGATATGCAATGGTCGTTCCACACGCAAGAAAAGATTAGTATACGACAAACAACCTTCCTTATCAATCTTTTTTTCGTCGGATACTTCAGTTATTTTTGGGTTGAAAAATACCTGCTTGTTGCTATCATCCGAACCGCATGTAAATACCCTATAAGGAATACCTACCTGACATGCAGATAAACCCAATCCCTTATACTTGAACATGGTTTCAAACAGGGATGATGCCAGATATGCTGGGTCATAAGGAGGATTAGAGAAATTGAATTCCTCACATACCTTCTTTAGAATTGGATCGGTTTCTTTGACCAGTTCAAAGATATCGAAACTCTTGACCTGGGTAATACCAGCGCCAGTATCAATTACTAATTTTGCCATTATTTGTCACAAATCCTCTTATTCAAAAACTTATTAAATCGGAAATAGTTACTCAACTTATCAAATAAGCCATACTCACAAGTAAGTACCACTAACACGATAATCGACAATATAAACGATACGAGCAAGGTGACAAGCCCAAAAATAAATGCACCAGAAATGAGTATGATTTCCCCATATGTAGGACATAACTTTGCCGGCTCAAACCATGGATGATGCCGTTCCGATACATTGTGTACATACATCATTAATGGGTATACCACACACATACCCCACAATGAACCAATAATACCCATAATAAGCCAAGTGTTCATATCAATAATCCTTTACTTGTCACAAATACGTCTATTCCAAAATTCCTTATTAAATAGCCCACTAAATGTACCTCTAATTATAAGTATATCTAGGTAATCTATAATAGCAAAGAGAGTACACATTAATGTAATTGCTGGGCCAGCTATACCAATAGCCAAGAGACCTACAGTATGAGCATATGTAGGACACAAATAATACGGCTTAAACCAACTTTTATCACCCCATCTTACATTATACAAATGTCTCAGGACAGGATACGCAATGAATGCAGATACCGCGCCAATCAGCCACCATATGAACAATGATAACCACATGATAAATTCCTCTACTTCTTATTAACCATAGACGAAAAGTTATTCTTCTTTGCAAACGTAACACAACTTCTGAATTTGTCAAACAATAAATCTTCGCGATGCGATATAACAAAGAGATTTGTTTCCGAACCCAATGTGGAAAGAATCTTCAGCAAGTCATCTGTTGCATTAGAATCCAATGAAGAATCAAATACTTCATCTAGGATCAATAGATTAGTGGATACGCTATTCTTCATCTTAGCCACTGCTCGCCATGTGAACAACAAGGCAAGGTCGATCTTCTGTTTTTCACCTTCAGAGAAGTTTTCATAGGAGAATATATCCCTATGCCTGCTCTTTATGGTTTCTTCGAAGTTTTCATCCAGGTTGAAATTAACGAAGAAATTCATTGACGCCAGATACTTATTAATCAATTTGTTAATAATCGGTATATATTGCTTGATGATCTTGGTCTTGATACCATTGTCTTTCAAGAGAGATAGCGCAATATCATAATAGTACCGATCATCCTCATCCTTTGTCATCTGTGCCTGATAGTTCTTTCTATCCTTGGCAAGTTTAGTCAACTCCTTTTCGAAGTCTGTTGTCAAGTCAGTCTTCTTACCTAGACGAGCGTTTTCTATCTCCAATTTCTTGTTATTGGAAATCAAGTTATTTGTCTTGGCCTCGACGGTAGACAGAGACATTCTCACCGAATTGAGTTTTTTCTGGGTTTCCTTGATTTGGTCAAGTTCTTTCTGTGTCTCTTTCAGTTTCTTATTTAGGCCTTTGATTCCATCAGTAAACTCTTTTATCTTCTCGGAATTGCGATCTATGACCTTTTTCTTGAATGATTCCTCTATGTCCTGGTGACATGTATGGCACTTGTCATTCTTCTCATAGAATTCACTTTCCTTCTTTAGTTTGTCGATATTGTTTTCCAGCTTTGCGTTGAAAACAACCATCTTATTCTTTTCTTCGGATAACTCATTATCCGAAACAATAGCCTCTTCTAATTCTTTGATTTTCTTCTTGTAATCCGCGATTTCTTTCTGGTTTTCGGCGATTTCTGTGTTATTACTTTCGATTTCCCTTATATTCAGGTCTATCTTATCCTGATTATTTGAACTAATCTCGGCTATAGTTTGGTTGATGGATTTTGTCTTGAAGTCTATTTTATCCAATTCATTGGAATAGGAAGACATTCGAGTCTTGATTTCGGATAGTTTCTGTTTCGCCACAATATTCATGGCAGAAAAAATATGAATATCCAGGAGGTCCTCGATAATCTTTCTTCTCTGGCCTGCATCCAATTGCATGAAAGGAATGAAAGAAGCGGCACCCAATGCTACTATTTGGGTGAATGATGTGAAATTCATTTTCAGGATTGTCTTTTCCAGAATTTCTTGATAGTCTTTCGCCTTTGCATTCTGGTTTAACAATGCATCATTACAGTAAATCTCAAAGATATTTGGCTTAATACCTCTGACAACTCTGTACCGCTTTTTTCCGACACTGAATGTTCCTTCGACAACACATTCCTTGTTATTGATGGAGTTTATTATGGTAGGCTTGTTGATATCTCTAAAAGGTCTACCGAAATAACAGAAGGCTAATGCATCCAGGATTGTTGATTTTCCGCTGCCGTTTTCACCAACAATAAGGGTATTGTTTGATCTCGTCAGATCAAATTCCGTAAAGACGTTACCCGTAGACAACATATTCTTCCATTTGATTTTTTCAAATTTTATCGCCATTCGTTAAATGATTTCCATATTTGCTGCTTCTACATAGAGTTGGTGCATCTTATTGAACAGGATATCCTTGTCCATCTTTGTATCTGCGTCTTCCATACCTTTGATATATTTTTGCAGCAATTCTACCGTGTTTTCTGTGGTTTCTACTTCATCATCCGTTATTGTTGAATCGATGTTAAAATCTTCCGCAATATTCAGATGATGCGGAGCGGCATCAACAATCTTCTGAATGAAGATATCGAATAGTCCTGGATTGTTCTTGTTTGTCACCACGACATTCACAAACTTGCTGGTATATTTCTCGAAGTCGTGTTTGGATACCGAATCAATGGTCATTTCGTTCTTATCGTCATAGTATACCAGTTCATGAATTCGGTATGGATTCACGATATATTTAAGGTTCTTACCCTTTTTCTTTTCGGTATCGAATATGTGAAATCCTCTGGTATCATTAACATCTGCCCAGGTTATTTCATATTCGTTACCTAGATAATAGATATGACCGTCATCCGACTTGTGATGAAAGTGACCAGAAAGAACCTGGTCAAAACCCTTGAATATCTCTTTATCCATGCCTTCTTTCTGGATCACGCCTTTATCCATTTCGAAGCCATTGAGGTCAAGATGACCCATTGCTATCTTTGCTGTACATTCTTGTATGAACGTCATGGTTGAACCATAGTTACCTGAATTAATCCAAGGAATCAATGCGATATCGAGCCCATCGTATGTCTTTACGATAGGTTCGGAAATGATATTGAATTTATCATAGGTACCAAAAAGCTCTTGGATGGCATTTACTTCATTCGTGTTCTTGTATGGAACATCATGGTTTCCAACAAGAATATCGATTGTAATGCCTAGGTCACGAATTCTATTAACAACGCGGGTCCTGCACTGGTTAAGGACCACGAAATTAATGAACTTACGCCTATCAACGAAATCTCCCAAATGGAAGATGTGTTTGATGTGGTTCTTCTCTATATACGGAAAGAATATATCTTCGTAGAATTTCAGGAAATATTCAGAGAAAACCAGAGAGTCATTTCTTGCCCCAAAGTGGGTGTCGGTTAAAATTGCTGACTTCATTATTTTTTCTTGGTATTTCCTATCTTTTTCTGTTGCTCGAAAATGGTAATTGCCTTATCGATGGTATTTCTGATTTCGATTAGCCTGTTGGAAATATTCACACGAGTCCAGATTGTGCCTTGGTTTTGATCCAACATAGACACAATCATGTCCTGAATATTTACAGGTAGACTTTCAGATAAGGGGATTCTGTTATCGGACATCTTGTCTGATTCCTTTCTTCTTAATTTTTAGGTAGAAAACTAATTAGACAGTATACGATAATTACTCGTCGGTGTCAATTGCTTTTTTAGAAAGAGCCACCTTAGCCTTTTTCTCGGCAATCTTACGCTCAAACTCAGAAATGAATTCTAGCATATTGTCATAGAGAGGTTCGCCGTGTAAAAGTTTATGTTGAATTTCTTCCGACATAGAATCAATATCATCATTCAACAGTTGATGTTCCAGATTAATTTTCTGGGCATACTTATACTTCAAATATTGTTGCTTCTGTTCCTTCTTGATACGACGGACAAAGGCCCAGGTACAGATTTCGGTGAAGTATGCGAGAGGGTTATTATATTTCTCGGTATTATAGTTCTCGAAATACATAAGACAGTTCTCGATAGCATCCCCAACCATTTCTTCTCGGTAAGAATAGTTTCTCCAATTACCTGCGGTAGAGTAATTTGTGGCGATACTCTTTATGCAATATCCTATATAATGAGGTATTCTAGGCTTGTCTTTGCCTTCTGCCTCATTCTTCTTTACGTCGGCTTTATATTGTACCAAAGTGTCATAAAGTTTCTGGTTATCGACATAGAATTTTTCTTCGTTTTTTGTTAATTTTTTTCTTGACACGTCCATTTTCTTGTGCTATTCCTTATGGTGTCCTTATGAAATGGATTATTCCCTTTCATTAGTTCTTAAATTTCCCCTTGTTTGATAGAAACTTGTGTGGTTCCTTATCCAACATATCCTGTAGTTTCTTCAAGTCTCCTGTGAAAAATGTTGTATTCGAATCCGCAGCCATAGCACTTATGTCTATGTTGCTGCTGGGTCTTTTCTCTTTTGTATTGATGACATTTGAACGGGTCTTCTTCACCTTTGGCTCTTTTTTCACCTTATCCTCACCCTTTTTTGGCTTGAAAAATTCAGTGATAAAGCGAGAATATATGGTGGACATATCTTCGGAAGGTTTGTAAATCGTCAATATGTCATTTTCTGTCAAGAGAATTATCGTCTCCTTTTTGTCATTTTCATCCAACATTGAGTATGGAAATAGTTCTGTCAGACCAAAATTGGAATAGGTCATATCGAACAGGACTTCCAGGGGATTCTTTAATTCATAACTTCCCTTTTTCTTTTCACTCATGGATAGCAGCTTGAATCCAGACTTTAATATAAACACCAATACTTCACTCATAATTACTCCTTTATTTGGATAGGAAATACCTTATATTCGAACTTTTCCTTATCGTATATGTCAATACGGTGTAGGAAATGATCCAATGTTCGGTTATTCATTTTGTTGTGGGAAAGATCATCAAAAATATCATATAGCGTAATTTCGGTCTTCGTCTTGCTCTTACGCAGACCTCTTCCAATGGATTGTAGGATTCTAATTTTGCTCTTGGAAGGAGAGGCAAAGATGATGTTATTCAGATTAGGTATATTTACACCTACTGCGAATGTCCCTGAGGATGCAACCGTCAATGACTTCTTGGATACATTAATGGCCTGTCTGATCTTTTCTCGGTCTTCTGGTTTAATAAGCCCATGGACCAAGAATATTTCGGTAGAATTGGTTCTCTTTTCCTTAAGAATCTCAAAGAGTTCCAGTCCGTGTTTTTCAACAAACTGATAGAGAATTAGGGTGTTTCCTGGTAGGGAAAGGCCAAGATTTATGATAAATTTGTTGCGTTTTTCATGGGATATCAGCCAGTCCACTTCGTCCTGATATTTCATCTTGTATCCCATGCGTCTATCAGCATCCGAATACTCCAACTTCATGCATCGAATCGGATTTAGCTGGGCGAGGTCTTTTCTGTCCATCAAAGCCTTTGTGGATATAACTTTCTTCATTGGCCCAAATAACCCTTCTAATACGGTTTTATGGGTTAATGTACCATCTAGCGTTCCTGTCATTCCTAGCCGGATATGGGTATTTCGACAGGATTCGAGTATGTATTTCAATGACTTGGCGGTAGCCAAATGGCATTCGTCAATAAAAATGAAATCCACGTCTTTGAAGTATTCTGTATCTTGGAGTGAAAGAGACTGCCACGTACCTATTACTAGAGGCTTTTCGGTTACTTTATCTTGTCCGTAGTATACCTTATGAATATAGTCTTCTGGTTCCCATCCATTATTCTCGGAATATTCCTTGAAATCGGATATCATTTGATTGCATAGATTGATTGTGGGAACTACTAGTATACCTTTCATTCCTTGGTCAATAAGATGGCGCGCAAGAATATAGTATACGAGAGACTTACCAGAACCGGTAGGGGAAATGATCAGATTTCTCTTGTGCTTTAGCGCACGATATACGGAATATGCCTGATAGTCTCTAGGAGGAAACGGCAGTTGCAATTCCTTGAGAATGACCGATATATCTTCGATTGATACATTATTGGTCGTAATTACATCATCATCAAACTTAATAACATAATTGTTATTGGCAGCGAATAGTTTGAGATATTCATATAGACCATAGTACATCAGTCTATGGGCTCTTTGGAATAGATGGATTTTACCGTCCCATCCTCTTCTTTTTTTCATTAACCAACCAGCATTAGGTGCGGTAAAAGAGAAGAAATCATATAGTTCTTGGGCTATTGAATTATCGCAATTTACCTGCAAATATGCTTCGTTGACTTTTATTACATGAATATCCATTAGTTACCAGATGTAAATTTATTATAATCCATGGCTGTCCTTAGAAGATAGCCTTGTTGTTTGTTTCCTAATATTATCGCTTCACAACACTTAACAATCTCTGTACAGAAATCCAGCTTGCCTTGGGCAATTACGACTTCTGGGTCTATTTCAATTTTTGCTGCAATATCGTCATTTAGAAGTTTCTGTGGCCATGGTTCCCATCCTCGAGTTCTTAGTTCCTCTAGAGGCATTGTACCTTTTAGCCAGTCTCTTTTTGCAAATTTGAGGGCATTTAACTCCGTCTGATACTGCTTGACTTTTGCTCGGTACCAAGTCATAATAGCAAGATACTTACCATGTGCTGCTGCGACCTTCATTGCGCTATCACCAAGATTATGGGTGATCTTAGAGTCCTCCAGCCACATTTGGGTTAATTCTTCAATGCTATCGACACGGTACTTAAATGACATATTTGCCCTCCATAATCATAACATAACACACATAGTATCATATGTCAAGGGAAAAATTAGGTTTGTGCTACTTTTTCAATGTCATAGTACGCAAATTTAATTGATACTTCGGCCGTCTGGACTGTCTGATTAGGATCAGTGGAATCGAAACGAATTTCCGATAGAGAATTAGGGAAACAATTCTTGAAGGACATTCTTAAATAAGGAATATTTTGTCCTGTCAGAATGTCCAAGGAT